CTCTTACGGTCATCTAATCGAAATGGAAGATGGTGTAGTAACAGTCAATGGTGAACTCACAAAGTTTAAGTCTTTGGAAGAAGCAAAGCAAAATATTAAACAAGAATACATTGCGCATAAGATCGAAGAACAAGTCTCAAAAGAACTATACGAAGAAATATCAGACGCTAAAGTCGCTAGTATCATTAAAGAATACCACGATGTTAAAGTCACCGATACGTTAATCGAAACATATATCCAACTTGCTTCTTCCAATATGTTCAGTGTTGACCCAGTTGTTCAAGACATTCGTGCTCTGAATAAACTTGATAGAATTGTTGAAGGTAAACTGCATTATGTGCTTGCTGATGAAAGCATCGTAGCAATTAGTGAGCAAACGCAAGAACGCCTAAATAACTTATTAGGTAATCAAACAGAGATTATTGAGCACATGAGAGAGTCCAAAGAGAACTTTCTAGCTGTGCTTGAACAAATAGAGGAATAAAGATGGCTGCTGTTAGAACAACAATAATCAGAAATACAAACCAAGAAACCGTTATCAAGTATGAAGGTGGTGCAAGCGATACTGCAGCTACTATCGACATTTCAACATTAGCTGCTAGTTCTCAAGTAAGAAATAGCGACGCACCTACAGTTAACATCGTTAAGTTTATGTGTGCTGGATTGTTATCTGCAGGCGTGACGGTGTTAAGAAATGGCGTTTATGTGATAGCTGCTGCACCTGAAAACGCTCCAATTTTAGATCTAACTCAAAACGGTATTAGCGATACTGTACAGAATACGCAAAATATTGTAATCACATGTACTGGCGCTGTGTCAACAGGTTATATCGTTTTACGTAAAATTGCTGGTTGGTCTACTAAAGTTGAGACTGCTACTTACGGTGCATACGATAACGAAACTGTTGTAGGAAGCTAAGAATGAAACTCATCAGAGAAACAGTCGAAGAGACTAAACTTATCGTTGAAGAGAAACTAGGTAAAGGTAAGCAATACTTTATCGAAGGTATCTTTCTCCAGTCACAATTAAAAAACCGTAACGGTCGCATGTATCCAGAACATACAATGGATCGTGAAGTTGGTCGTTACCTTAAAGAATCCGTTCAAGCCAACCGTGCTTACGGTGAACTTGGACATCCAGATACTCCATCTATTAATTTGGATCGTGTATCTCACCTGATCGTTGATCTTCGTAAAGAAGGCACTAACTGGATCGGTAAAGCAAAGATTTTAGAAACTCCAATGGGTCAAATTGCTAGAGGTCTTCTAGATGGTGGCGCAAACCTTGGTGTTTCTTCAAGAGCCATGGGTTCTCTCAAGATGAGTAATGAGGGAATCAATATTGTTCAGGATGACTTTATGTTGTCTACTGCTGCTGATATTGTAGCAGACCCATCTGCACCAGATGCGTTTGTTCGTGGTATCATGGAGAACAAAGAGTGGGTTTTTGTTGATGGAAAGTTTGTGGAACAACAAATTGAAGAGGTAAGATCTTTCGTTAAGAAAACTTCTTCTAGAAATCTAGAGGAAGCGAAGATTCGAGCTTTCCAACACTTTCTGAGTAAAATCAGATAAATAATAAATAACTAACAGAACTATCCAGTTACAGGAGAAAACGATGTCAATCGAACAAAAAATCGCTACAATCTTAGCAGAGTCTAAGAAATTGAATGAAGCTAAACTTGCTGGTGCAGAAGGTGGTAAAGATTCTACTACTGGCGGCGCACAAGCAGGTGATCAAACACCTATCCGTGATGCAGTACTAAATGTACCAAACGGTGGTGAAACACCAAACCCAGATAGCGCACGTAATAACGTAGACAATCAGAAAGAAGCTGAATCAATTTCTGGTGGTAAAAAGACTACTTCTATTAAAGGCGTTAAAGAAGATATTGATGCGCTTATGAATGGCGAAGATCTTTCCGAAGATTTCCGTGCTAAAGCAGAAACCATTTTTGAAGCTGCAGTAATGACACGTGTTAACGAAGAAGTTGCACGTATCGAAGAAGAATTCGAAGCTAAACTTGCTGAGCAAGTTGAGCAGAATACACAGGGAATTGTTGAACAAGTTGATGGATACCTCGGTTATATTGCCGAGCAGTGGATTGCACAGAATGAAATCGCCCTTGAGCGTGGTATGAAGTCTGAAATCATGGAGAGCTTTATCCTTGGTATGAAAGACCTATTCGAAGAGCACTATGTTGAAATTCCAGAAGAACGTTTCGATGTTCTTGGTGAAATGGAAAACAAAGTTGCTGACCTCGAAGCAAAATTGAATGAGCAAGTTGAGTCTAATGTTAATCTCACTAAGAGCCTAGCAGAAGCTAAACAAGCGGAGTTGGTTAAGTCCATCTCTGAAGGATTGACTGATACTGAATCTGAGAAATTCTTGGGTCTAGTTGAAGAACTATCTTTTGAAGATGCAGCGTCTTTTGAACAAAAGCTAAAGACTATTCGTGAAAATTACTTCACTACTAAAACAATCGCAGAGCAATCTGTAGTTACTGATGCACCAGTAGAAATGTTGTCTGAAACAGTTGTTGCTAAAGCAATTGATCCAGCGATGTCTGCCTACTTGTCAGTTCTCAACAAATAAATCTAAGGAAAATAAAATGACAACACGTCAACAATTAATGGAAAAATGGGCACCAATTTTGAACCACGAAGGTTCTGTGCCATTCAAAGACAACTACCGTAAGGAAGTTACTGCTGTTCTTTTGGAAAACCAAGAACGTGAAATGCAAAAGCAAGCCGAAGCATTGTTTGAAGGTTCTCCTACAAACGGTACTGGCGGTCAAATCGGTACTGTTGGTGGCGGTGCTACTGGTGGTGTTGCTGGTTTTGATCCAGTATTGATCTCTTTGGTTCGCCGTGCGATGCCACAATTGATCGCTTATGATGTTGCTGGTGTTCAGCCAATGACTCAACCAACTGGCTTGATCTTCGCTATGAAGTCTCGCTACGTTAACCAAAACGGTACAGAAGCTCTGTTCAACGAAGCCGACTCTGGTTTCTCTGGCGATGCTACTGCTGCTGGTGCTGGTTCTGCTCTAGGTGGTGCTGATGCTGTTGGTCGTGGTGTTACTACTGCTGCTGCTGAGCGTCTAGGTCAAGGCGGTTCTGGTGATGGTGCTTTCGCACAAATGGCATTCTCTATCGAGAAGGCTTCTGTAGTTGCTAAGACTCGTGCGTTGAAAGCTGAATACTCTATCGAGTTGGCTCAAGACTTGAAGTCTGTGCATGGTTTGGATGCTGAAGGCGAATTGTCTAACATCTTGTCTACAGAAATCTTGGCTGAAATCAACCGTGAAGTTATCCGTACAATCTACAACACTGCTAAAGTTGGTGCTGCTGTTGGTACTGCTACTGCTGGTACTTTCGACTTGGACGTTGACTCTAACGGTCGTTGGTCTGTTGAAAAATTCAAAGGTCTAATGTTCCAAATCGAACGTGAAGCCAACGCTATCGGTCAACAAACACGTCGTGGTCGTGGTAACATCATCATTACTTCTGCTGACGTAGCGTCTGCATTGGCGATGGCTGGTGTGTTGGATTATTCTTCTGGTATCACTGGTAAGAATGCATTGAACGTAGATGACACTTCTACTACTTTCGCTGGTGTGTTGAACGGTAAGTACAAAGTGTATGTTGATCCATATACTTCTAACGTTTCTAACAGCCAATTCTTCGTTGTTGGTTACAAAGGTACTTCTGCCTTTGACGCTGGTTTGTTCTACTGCCCATACGTTCCATTGCAAATGGTTCGTGCTGTTGATCCAAACAGCTTCCAACCAAAGATTGGTTTCAAGACTCGTTACGGTCTAGTTGCTAACCCATTCGTTAACTTGGATGACGGCACTTCTGGTCAAGACAACTTGACTGCGAACGCAAACTACTACTACCGTAAAGTTAAAGTTACTAACTTGCTGTAATCAGCTGCTGTAAGGCACTGTGTAAACAAAAAGGGATCTTCGGATCCCTTTTTTCATTCCTAAATAATTCTATGACTACATCTATTCCATCTCAGCTTAATCCGTTATCGCCTAACGGGTTTCAGTTTTCTGTACAGAAACTACCTGACATTACATTCTTTTGTCAGCAGGTTAATCTTCCAGGGATAAATCTTGGAGAGCCTACGTTCTCGACTCCATTCTCTACGCAACCAGTTCCAGGCGATACGTTACAATACGATCCGCTGACGATACAATTTTTGGTTGATGAGAAGATGGCCAACTATAAAGTTTTGTACAACTGGATTGTTGCACTCGGGTTCCCAGAGAGTTATCAACAGTACATTGGACAAAACGCTACAGACACAACGGCATATAGCGAACTCGCCAAGAATTTCTCAGACGCTACGCTACAAATCCTAGATAGTAACAACCAAGTGGTTCAAACAATCCAGTTCTATGATGTGTTTCCAACTACCATCGACTCTGTAATGTTTGCTTCTACTAATGATGATGTCCAATATGTTACAGGAAATGTAACCTTCAAATTTGGATGGTATAAGTTATTATAATTGAATAAATCATTGGCTTCACGGAGCCAATTTACAACATGGAGTTATTATGAATATTGAGCAGATTCAAGATATGTGGGACGTTGATTGCGAGATCGACAACAACTACCTCGGTGAGACTACCACCGCTACACCAAAGCTACACGCTAAGTACGTCAAACTTCTAGTCAATGTTAAACTGAAACATACAAAGCTCAGTTCTGACTACAACATCTTACGCAAAAACAAATTCAAATACTACCGTGGCGAAATGTCACGAGAAGAACTCACTGAACTTAACTGGTCTCAGTGGCAAGGTATTAAGCCGATTAAGAATGAGATGGATGAATTCTTGAAAGGTGACACAGATCTAAATACATTAAATGTTAAGATCCAGTATCTTGAAACCATGATATACTTTTTGGAATCAATCCTCGGGCAGATTAAAGCACGAGACTGGCAGATTAAAACTGCCGTTGAATGGAAGAAATTCCTAGCAGGGATGTAATGATTAAAATAGAAAAACTAGACGAAGTCTATGTTAGAGTCTTTTCTGATGCTAGCATCGAACAAGAACTAGCAGACTTCTTTACATACGAATATCCAGGTGCCAAATTCACTCCACAATACAGAGCACGTTTGTGGGATGGTAAGGTACGCATGTATGATCAAATCAGAAAAACATTGTATGTTGGTCTAGTTTCATACGTTGAAGAGTTTGCCACTCGCAATGGATATGGAGTAGAGTATATCACTCCAGTAATGGTACGTAATGGTATCACAGCAGATCAAGTAGAAGCCTACGCTAAATCACTAAAGCCAATGGGTCGTGGGCAACCTATCGAGATTCGAGACTATCAAGTAGAAGCAGTAAAGACTGCTCTCGATCAAGAGCGCACACTGCTATTATCTCCCACTGCGTCGGGAAAGTCATTTATCATTTACACAACAATGAGGTTTCATGTTGCAAATAAACGTAAATGCATCATTATTGTTCCCACAACATCTCTTGTTGAACAGTTATACGCAGACTTTCAAGACTATTCAACTGCAAATGGTTGGGATGTAGATCATCACTGTCAGAAGTTGTATAGTGGGTTCACCAAAGATCTGCATTCCAACGTTCTGATTACTACTTGGCAGTCTGTATACCTGCAGCCAAAGTCGTGGTTCGCTCAATTCAATGTTATCTTCGGAGACGAAGCTCACCAATTTAAAGCAAAATCCCTAACAACAGTTATGGAAAAGATGGATCAGATCCGTTATCGTATTGGTACAACAGGTACATTAGATAACAAAAAAGTTCACCGTCTAGTTCTTGAAGGTATGTTTGGTCCAGTGCATAGAGTTACAACAACTAAAGCACTAATGGATTCAAATAAACTAGCCACACTAAATATCACGTGTGTGCTTTTAAAGTATCCTGAAGAAGTGCGTAAAGGTAGAAAAAATAATACATATCAAGAAGAGATGGATTTCATCGTTGGCAATGAAGCCCGCAATAAATTCATACGAAACTTGGCGATCAAATCTAGTGGTAACACACTTGTCTTATTTCAGTATGTTGAGAAACATGGTAAAATTCTCCTTGATTTAATCAACGCTAAAGCACACGACAAACGTAAAATCTTTTTTGTTTACGGTGGCACTGAAACTTCAGATCGTGAGTCAATTCGTAAAATTACAGAAGGAGAAGATGATGCTATCATCATTGCGTCTTATGGTACATTCTCAACAGGTATTAATATTCCATCTATCGAGAACGTAATCTTTGCGTCACCATCCAAATCGAAGATCCGTAACCTACAATCTATTGGTCGTGGGTTGCGTTTGAAGGATGGTAAGACGCACTGTAACCTCTATGATTTAGCTGACGACTTACATTGGAAATCTTGGAAAAATCATACACTTAATCATGCAGCAGAACGTTACAAAACATATGCTGAAGAAGAATTCAAATTGAAGATTGTAGAGGTGGAACTTTGCTAACTGGAAAAGAAGTTTTTGTTGTAGTCAAGTTTACAAGCGGTGAACAGGTAATGTCTGCTCTGCAAGAGGAAGACGATACGTATATTGAATTGTTGCATCCGATGACTGTGAAGACAATACCGAACATTGCAACGGGAAAAGAGCACGTGACAGCCACACCATTCTGTCAGTTTTCGAGAGATGATTCTTATTTAATAGAGAAAAAGAATGTGTTGTTCATCAAAGCAATGCATTCATCGTTTGTACCACATTACATGCGAATCGTGCAAGAGCATAATGATGTGGAATTACAAGAACCAGATGAAGAAACAAAGCAGAAGATTGCTGCTCTTGTAGAGGCATTTGGAGATGCTCTAGATGACGAACTAGAGACAGAAGAGATTCAAGGAATCTATATTGAAGGTAACGATACTAGACACTAAGTAAGTTACTCTAATCAGCATCAACCCTAACACAGTGAATTATGCCCTAAGTCAACTATAAAAGCAAATAAGAATTGCAATACAGATAAAGTTGTCTTGCAGTTGGTGTAGAGGTATACTTACTCTTGCTTTGTTAATCAAAGGAAAATATCATGTATGGCACACTACGTAAATAACGCTGACTTTTTAGTGGCGATCTCTGAGTATAGAACGAAGGTTCTTGATGCTAAAGAAAATGGAACACCACTACCACAGGTAAGTAACTACATCGGCGAATGTATCTTAAAAATCGCAACCCACCTCTCGTATAAACCGAACTTTTTCAACTACTCTTATCGTGAGGAAATGATTTCGGATGGTATTGAGAATTGTCTACAATACATTAATAACTTCGATCCGTCCAAATCAAACAACCCATTCGCTTACTTCACTCAAATTATTTACTATGCATTCTTGCGTAGAATTGCTAAAGAGAAGAAACAGTCATACATTAAGGGTAAGCTGATTCAGGACATGCCGTTCGAAGCGTTTGAATTGCAAGACCAAGATGACGGCGGTGAATTTCATAATGCATATCTGGAATTTATGCAGAACAATAATACGTTTGATGATTCTTTCATTACAAAGAAGGCTGCAAAGGTTAAAAAGAAGCAAACTAATCTAGATGATTTTATAGGTGAAGTAGATGAATATCAAGGCGATATCAACAGTAAAGACTCCGACGGAACTGAACTCGATTCTTGATCGACTCCGTGGTGGTCGCCCAAGAACTGCTAGACGGAAACGTAAGCAAGCAGCTTCTGGTTCTAAGAGAACGTTAACGAAGTATACGTTCGATCATTATGATGACATGACAAATTTGAAAGAGTTTATGAGTAACAGTGATAGCAAAGTTTTCATGGGTGTGTCGGACTTCAGTGATTTGATCACAACAGAAGTTCTACAGAAACGAGTTGATGCAGGTAAGCAAACACTGCATCGTGAGACTACTGTTCTGGCCAACCGCAAGGCGTGGGCAGACTGGTCTGAAGAAGAATTCGACGGGTGTTTGTTCGTACAGGGTTCTGCTTCTTCTGGTTTCATTATCGAAGAAGATGATCTTAACTATATCACATACTCTGTGAATAGTAACTCAACAACCATTCGTGCTTTCGGCGATGCAACGTTCGTTGAATACATCATGGACTTGGTAACAGGTAAGTTTGATATTGTAACTTCTTACATTGAATGGATTTACTCCAGCGATGGTAACTCTGTAAATGTTCCGCTAAACCGTGATAGACTCCCATGCGAAGAGATGTATCCATTCCTGAATGGTGAAACTCTTGGTGATTACTATGATCGTTTCATGGCATCTACTGCTAACATCCTCTTGTTGATTGGTCCTCCAGGAACTGGTAAGACTACATTCATCCGTGGTCTGTTGTCTCATACCGAATCATCTGCGATGGTTACATACGATGCAGCTATCCTTGAGAAAGATTATCTGTTTGCTCGTTTTATCGAAGACGACACAAGCGTTATGGTTCTTGAAGACTCTGATGCTTTCTTGAAGAGCCGTTCAGATGGCAACACAATGATGCATCGTTTCTTGAACGTCGGAGATGGTCTTGTGACTACCAAAGGTAAGAAGATGATTTTCTCTACCAACTTACCATCTATCCGTGACATCGACAGCGCATTAGTTCGTCCAGGTCGTTGCTTCGATATTGTCACATTCGATACACTCACTCTCCCACAAGCACAAACCTTGGCAGATAAACTTAAAGTTACTCTGCCAGTTAAGCCACGTGGTAAAGAAACTGAGAAGTACAGCATTGCTGAAGTATTTCATGTCCAGCAAAATCAAGTAACCGCAACGTCTAACCGAAAGGTAGGTTTCATTTGATTGATAAAGAATGGTTAGATAAAGTCGTTCTTGGTGCAAAGGTCTATAATGGTGATCGTATGCATCGAGACTTTCAGGCTGATGAGGTGAATAAATTTGTTGATTGGTTACACCAGCAATATGGTGTAGTTCCACCAAATGTTAGAGAGGACACTCGTGTATAAAGTTAATTATTTCGTACAGCAAACAAATAAAGTTTCTGTTAAAGAATTTCCAACTCTATCGGAAGCCACTACGTTTTGTATTAAACTACCTATCAATAGTGTTCTTGAAGTTAAACTCTATCCAGATGTAGATGTTAAGAAAGAAGACCGCACATGAAGGTAGCAATTATCACAGACCAGCATTTCGGTGCTCGTAATGATAGTGTTGCCTTCTTAGACTTCTTTCAGAAATTTTACGACGACACGTTCTTTCCTACTCTTGATGCGAACGGTATTACTACTGTTCTTATTCTTGGTGATACTTTTGATCGACGTAAGTATGTAAACTTCTATGCTCTCGATAGAGCAAAGAAAATGTTCTTCGATAAACTTGAATCACGTGGCATTACTGTTCACATGTTGGCTGGTAACCACGATACGTACTTCAAGAACACTAACGATGTAAACTCACCAGACCTTTTACTCAAAGAGTATGGGAATGTTATTGTTATCGATTCACCTGAGACGATTGTTATTGATGGCACTCCCATCTGTATGATGCCGTGGATCTGTCCTGAGAACTATCAAGAGTCGCTTGATATGATTCAAAACACCAAAGCTGACATTTGCATGGGTCACTTTGAAATCGCTGGTTTTGCAATGTATAGAGGAATGGAATCCCATGATGGACTTTCTAAAGAGACTTTTGATAAATTCGATCTGGTTTTCAGTGGTCACTATCACCATCGCTCTTCTGACAAGCATATTCATTATCTCGGAAATCCGTATGAACTTACTTGGCAGGACTATAACGATCCCAGAGGCTTCCACCTGTTCGACACAGACACACGAGGACTCGAGTTCATACCAAATCCTAATCGAATGTTCGAAAGACTCGAGTACAATGACAAAGAAGTCGAGCCTATCGACTTAGATGCTCTTGACCTAAAGAGCATGTACATTAAGTTGATTGTTCTAAACAAAACCGATTACTACAAGTTTGACAAGTTCATTGCCAAGCTGTATAATAAGGGCTGTGCTGATATTAAGATCGTTGAGGATATGTCTGAATTCCAAGACGGTGAGATCGGCGAAGAAATTAGTTTAGAAGATACTGTGTCTGTTTTAACACACTACATCGACTCAGTGACGACTGATGTTGATAAAGACCAGATCAAATCATTCATGCAAGGTTTGTATACCGAAGCAGTTAATATCGAGGTTGTTTAATGATCGTATTCAAGTCTGTCCAATGGAAGAACTTTCTGTCCACTGGAAGCTCGCCAAACAAAGTTTTATTAGACAAGTCACCCACCACTCTTATCATCGGTAAGAATGGCGAGGGTAAGTCTACTATCCTAGACGCATTGTGCTTTGGTTTGTTTGGTAAACCTTTCCGCAACATCAACAAAGGTCAGCTGGTAAATTCTATCAATGGCAAGGGTTGTGTTGTTGAGATTGAATTTTCTATTGGCAACAAAGAATACAAAATCATTCGTGGTATCAAACCAAACGTCTTTGAGATCTGGTGTGATAATGAAATGATGAATCAAGACGCTGCAAGTCGTGACTATCAGAAAGTTCTTGAGCAACAGATTCTACGATTGAACTACAAGACGTTCACTCAAGTTGTTATCTTGGGTTCTGCTTCTTTTGTTCCATTCATGCAGTTGTCTTCTGCACAACGCCGTGAAGTTATCGAGGACATCCTTGATATTCGTATTTTCTCTACGATGAATCAGATTTTGAAGGAAAGAGCCAATGAGACCAAGGACACTATCAAGAGGATTGATGGGGAAATTACAATGGCGAAGACTAAAGTTGATGGACAATCGCTTCTCATTAAAACTCTTACAGATGCCAAGTCAGAAGCTATTGAATCGATACTATCTAAAATCCAAGCTAATAACGCAGAAATACAGCGAAGCGAAGGTACGGTGGCTCAAACACTTACTGAGATTGCCGCACTCCAATCACGCACTGCGAAGAAGAGTGAAATTGATAACGACATTGAAAGAGCGAAGGGGCTTAAATCCAAAGTTGTTGCCAAAGTCGAACACTGTTCGCATCACGCCGAGTTTTTTAATGAGAATGAGGTTTGCCCGTCCTGCTCGCAAGACATTCCAGACTCCCATAAAGAAGCATTACTTAAAGAACTAACATCGAAGATTGATGCTGAAAATGCAAGAGTGGACGACTTAGATAAGGTTCTCACTAAGCTAAACAATCAACTGTCTGAAATCAATGAAGTTCTGAAAGAAATTACGGACAAGAACATCACTGTTTCTACTTACAATACTCAAATCAGTATGCTGAACAAACTCAATACTTCTATGCAAGTAGAGGTTGAATCCGCAAAGGCTGATACAACAAACGTTGATGAAGAAAAGCGTAAGCTGAAAGAGTTGGCTCAAGAAGCCATGCAAAAGATTAACGAGAAGACTCATCTACAAGAGACACGTAACATCGAAGAAGTTGCTGCCATTCTTTTGAAGGACACTGGTATTAAGACTGCCATTATCCGTGAGTATCTTCCAGTGATGAACAAGCTGATTAATAAGTACCTGACTGCGATGGATGCGTATATCCACTTCGAGCTAGATGAAGCCTTCAATGAAATTGTTAAGTCACGTCACCGTGATGATTTCACTTATGCGTCATTCTCTGAAGGTGAGAAGATGCGTATTGACTTATCGATTCTGTTCACATGGCGTCAGATCGCTAAGATGAAAAACTCAGTAAACACCAACCTGTTGTTGCTTGATGAGATTTTTGACTCTTCCCTCGACACAGCTGGTACTGATTATTTCTTGAACCTGATGAATGGCTTTGGTGAAAACACGAACATCTTTGTAATCTCCCACAAGGGTGACCAGTTGTTCGA